CATCGGTGCCCAGCGGAATGTTGCGAAGTGGGTGCAGGTTCCGACAGCTGACGACGAAGTGCAACTGTTCATCTATCGCTTGCCGGCGACGGCGCTCGATCCGGAAAGCCCGGACATGGACTTCGCTTTCGATGAAGTAGGCGAAGAGCACCACACGCATCTGTGCCTTTGGATGCAGCACCTCGCATACCGGAAGGCCGACGCCGACACATTCGACAAGGGGCGGTCGGACGAATACGGAAAGCTCTTTGAGGCGTATTGCAAGATGGCGACGGCGGAGTGGGAGCGTTACAAACACAAGACCCGAGTGGTCACCTACGGAGGTCTCTGATGGACGCCACAATGCAGAACATCTTCAACGTCGTAGTGTTGTTCGCCGCAGCAATGGGCGGGTGGGTACTAAAAGGGCTGCACGATGCGATCTCGCACTTGCAAACCGCCGACAGCTCATTGACTGACAAAGTGCAGGCCATCGAAGTGCTGGTCGCCGGCAACTACGTGCGGCGAGATGATCTTGACCGAAGCATCGTCGCTATCTTCGCCAAACTGGATCGCATCGAGACCAAGCTCGACATGAAGGTCGACAAATGAAACAGGTCTTCAAACTGGTTCGCACTCGCCCTGTCGCGCATGAGGACTTCACGCGCGGGCGAATGTTTCTCGACGGCGTGACGTTCTGTCACACGGTCGAAGGGAACGACGCTCGGTCGGGCGGCGACGCTTTGGACAAAGTAGCGATCCCGCGCGGCAAGTACCGCTTGGTTACGTCAATGGCGCCGCGCTTCGGCCGCGTACTGCCCGAAGTTCTCGACGTGCCGGGTTTCTCCGGCGTCCGTATTCACGGCGGCAACACCGCATACGACTTCAATGGCTGCATCCTTGTCGGCCAGTACAAGACCGCTACCGGCGTTGCAAAGAGCGCGCCGACAGTGAATATGATCATCGACACGATTGATGACGCCGCTGAACTCGGCATCGAGACTTGGTTGGAGGTCGAATGAAATTGCTTCCTGACTGGAAACGCATCGTCAAGAAAGCGTGGAGCTTTCGCCTCAACGCGATCGGTTTCGTGTTCATCGGCGCGGAAGCCGCGATGCCGTTCTTTAACGACGAATTGGCGAAACGACCGATGGCAATTATCGCCGCGCTTGTTGTAGTCGGCGCCATGGTGGCGAGAATCAAATTCCAGAAGAACATGAACGATGATTAAATACGGCTCGCGCAAATTCCTCCTGACGTTGCTGATTGTGTTGCTGGCTACCGGCCTGCGCTGGTTCGAGCTGATCGACGGCGGCATGTGGGTCACGGTGGTTTCCCTCGCGCTGACGGTTTATGTCGGGGCGAACGTAGCGCAGAAGGCAACCGATAAGACAGAGGTTTCGCCATGATTAAGCCCGCGCGCTCGTCCGTTGCTGTCCTGACCCTTTCCGCCGTTGCTCTCGTCGGAATCATTGCGAAGGAAGGCTACACGGACCGCGCGGTTATACCGATCCCCGGCGACCGGCCTACCGTTGGCTTTGGATCGACGTTCAAAGAGGACGGCTCGCCAGTGACGATGCAGACGACGATCACGCCGCCAAAAGCCGTTCGCCTCGCCGTCACGCACATCGGCAAGGACGAGCCGCAACTGCGTAAGTGCTTCGGTCACGACACCCAGCTGTACCAGCGGGAGTGGGACGCCTACGTGCGGCTGGCGCATAACGTCGGCCCGGCCAAGGTTTGCAACTCTTCGATTGTGCCGAAGGCGCAGCGAGGAGATTACAAGGCCGCGTGCGACACGATACTCGACTTCAAGAAAGCCGTCGGTAAGGATTGCAGCGTCCGCTCGAACGGGTGCTACGGTGTGTGGCTTGACCGACTTGAAACGCACGAGATATGCCTCGGGGAGCCTGAATAATGTTCGGCCTGAACCCGATCCACTTCTACGTTATCCTCGGGCTGATCTGCACCAACCTGTTCGCCGGCGGCATGTGGTGGCTGAACTCAGTTGAATCCGACGCGTATCAGACCAAGCTGGAAACATGTCAGGAGAAGCATAGTGCTTTTGTACTGAAGACCAAAGCGGCCGGTGATATTGCCGCTGACAAAGCCAAGGCCGACAAAGAATTCAACGAAAGGAATGCAGATGCGACGATTAAAGGCTGGGCCGCTGCTCTCGATGTTGTTCGCGCTGACAACGCTCGCAAGCTGCGCTACACCGCCCGAACAAATTCCAGTGGCAGTGGAGTGTCCGCCCCTGCCGCAACTGGACAAACGACTGTTGGAGCCGGCGCCGACCCAATACCTTCTCCCGAGCGAGTTGCGGCGGATTGCGCCGAAACAACCTTGACGGCCAATTTTCTCCAGCGATACATAGAGGGCTTACGATGAACGAGATCAGGCGCGCCAAACTGGAACAACTGGCAATAACGCTCGGGGCAGTGACGGAGCAACTTACTGCGTTGCTCAACGACGAGCGCCAAGATATTCAGGACTTACCTGACAACATTGAGAATTCGTCATTTGCCGAGGGCGTACTGAAGCAACCGCGCGCCGAATTAACTGCTGCGTGTGGTATGCTTGTCGTAGTGGCCGAACACATCTCTGCCGCGATTGTGAAGGACGCGTAATGACGGATTTTCTCAGAGAAATGACATGGCCACTAAAGAAATCCTGATCCAGAAGGGCAAGACCTTTACCCTAGTCGTGCGGTGGGAAACTGAACCGGTTGTCCGCAAGGCGATTACGGCGGTATCCCTCGCTACTGGCGCCCCACGGCTCACGGTAACGTCGCACGGCGCGCCGGACGGATGGCGCGGTACGCCCTACGCCGTCGAAGGCATGAAGCAACTAAACGACATCGGTTATCAGTCCATGACCGTGATCGACGCCAACACAGTCGAGTTCAACTCGGTTACGCCGGTCGATGATAACGGGCGCGCATGGTCGGCGTACACATCGGGTGGATTCCTGATGTTCTACACGCCGCAAAGCCTTTCTGGTTACACGGCACGGATGGACATCAAGGACAAGATCGGAGGCACCATATGGGCCTCTTCGGATGTTGCGGATACGCCACTCGACATCATAGATATTGCGGTGGATAACGCCACAAAGACTATCACCCTGACTATTTCAGCTACGGATACCGCGGCGCTAATCGCAAAGAAGGGCGTGGCTGATCTCGAGCTTGTTTCTTCCGGCGGCGTGGTGACGAAACTTAAGCTGACGCAAGGCGAGCAAGACGAACCCGATGCCGTCCGAGTAGCCGGCGAAGTAACGACTTAACCCAAGGAGCACTCAATGAGCCTTTCCAACACCACAGAAAACGCGACGCTGAAGTTGCACCTTCAGGGCACTGACCCGGCCTATCGCGCGGGCGCTACGCAGTATTTGGCGCTCTTTACTGCCGACCCCGGCGAAGCAGGATCGCTTGCTGCCGAAGCGGATTACACCGGATACGCCCGCGTTGCACTTACCAAGTCGAGCGCATGGACTGATGGCGGTTCATCCTTCACGAATGCCGCGCTGATTCAGTTCGGTGCCTGTACCGCTGGAACAAATGCGATCACCAACTTTGCCGTAGTCGATACGCCCTCTGGCGCAGTGGCGCAAATGATTTCTGGCGCGTTGTCGGCAACCCTGAACGTATCTGCTGGCATTCAGCCGCAGTTCGCCGCTGCCGCACTGACTGTAACGGCGGACTGATTCTTGTGGCTGGATTTCGCAACGTCAAAGCATGGGCTTCTGCACCCGATCTGGGCAGATACCATGTAACGACATTTCGCAAACAGGTTGCATCTGCTGCGACAGTTGCGAACGACTTTATAGACTACACCTACTTTGCCGGGAACCCGCCTGCGAACTTTTATGCTTCCGCGCCGCTAGTTGCTTCACCTGTAGAAGATATTCGCGGTATCCATGTGCCGAATGTTTCTCCGATGAAGCAGTTCGTCAAGAGCATTACGGTCATGTCGGCGGCGGCATCCGCGACGGGAACCACAAACCAGAATCAGCGAATGGTTTTGTGCGACTACTTGCTCTACTACCCGTTTGTCGATACGGACGCGGTAGGCGAATTGCAGGAAATGATTCAGACGGCGGCATTGACGCGATACATATCTGGCCAAGGCGTGATGATGATGGCCGTGTCGCAGTCGGCTTCGTCGGCGGTCGGCACCTTTACCGTCAGTTACACGAATCAGGCCGGCGTCGCCGGGCGCGTCTCGGATGTCACCTATACCAAGGTCGTCGCCGGCGGCGGAACGCTGGTCAGCAGCACCAAGGCCGCCGTGACTGGTTCGCAGCCATTCATCCAACTGCAAGCCGGCGATACTGGAGTACGGTCTATCCAGTCCGTCACGTTCTCTGCTGCGGGTGGCGGGCTGATGGCGCTCGTTCTGGTCAAGCCTTTGATGCACTTTGTCAGTACGCAGGAATGCCGGCGTACCACATCCGGAAACCTCGAAAGCTACGGGGCGGCGTCGCAGGTTGAAAGCATCATCCACCGCCCGCCCGCTGAACTTATTGATGGCCGGGTTCTAGGCATTGTTTCGCTAGGCAACGCGGGAACGCTTGCATCCTCAATTCTTACGGGCGTTCTCGAAACGCATTGGAGCTAACATGGGCTGGACTTCTGCTGACGACCTGACGAACCAAATCACGACGAATGGAAAGCTCGAATCCATTGTCTATCAGAAAACCTCTGTGGCCGTTGGTCAAGCGGGGCACTGGCAACACCTGTTGAACTCTGCTGGTTCGATTCCTGCGGCGACGTTCGGCGGAACGGAGGCGACGTTTACCGCAACCGACAATACGTGGTCGGAAGGGGCTATCCCAATCGGCGACCAGACTTCGCCGGCGACCAAACACATTCTGTCGATGGGCGCTTCCGTTGTTGCCGCAGCCGGCGCCCCGTGGTTCGTGCTGCCGATTGACCTCGTAGGTTATGCCAAGCTAACGACGACCAATGTATCTACGACCGGCACCAAGGCCATCACGATGACGCCGATCAGCAACACGGCGGCGAACGTGGACCGCTACGCCAACGGCGAAGGACTGCGATTGTTCATTGCTTCCTATGCGGCAATGGGCGCCAATGCGCCGACCATGCAAGTCACATACACCAACAGCGCAGGCGCGACGGGCAAGGTCACGACGTCGGGCTGCGTCTCGACCGCCTCGGCAACATCGGGCACGGTCCTGAACTCTGGCAATGCCGCGAACAAGTATGGTCCATTCCTGCCGCTGGCCGCTGGCGATACGGGCGTGAAAGACATTGAGTCCGTAATCTGGGGCGGCACCGCCCATGCCTCCGGCTCGGTCTTTGTCGGCCTGTGCAAGCCGCTCTCCATGCCTATCCCCGTCCCTGCAACGGGCTTGTACAACATTCTGGATTTCGTCAATACCCTGCCGAGCTTCCCGAAACTGCGCAATGGCGCAAACGTCACGTTCCTTGTGTTCGGCACGGGCGCAACGACCGCGGCAGCGACGGTATATGCCAACTTTGACTATGGGTTTGGTGGCTGATTATGGGCCTTCTGCAAAACGGATACCGGCACATGCTGAAAGGCAAACTGTTCGGCGCTACGGCGCTTGACGGGGCCAACCCGTCCGTTCTGCTGAATCGCTTCAATCAAGCCGCGCCGATCAGGAATCAGTTTGTCGGTGATGGGATAGGTAGCAACTTTGCCGCAAAACCCTCCGGTCATTTGCACCCGTCCGCATGGATGATGCCGCAGAAGTCCGGCGATATGTCCTCGCGGAACGAGGCAGAGATTACGTTCTCCACTTCGGCTACCGGCGTGATGGGCTTCCCCGTTGTCGGCAGCGCTGCGTTTTCGTTTTCTGTTCCTGACGCAGACATTCTCCCGGTCGATGACACCTCTCCGGTAAGAACCGCATCGGCCTCGTTTTCAATATCGATCCTCGACGCAACGGGACAGCTTATTTCCTCCGGTTCCGGCTCTGCGAGCATGGAGATTTCCACCAATACGCCGTTGCTTACGGCGTCGATCAGCGGAGACGGTTCTACCTCATTTTCGGTAACGACGAACAATCCCGTTCTTGGCGCAGAAGCAAGTGCGGTCGGGTCTGCAACCCTGTCGTTTTCTATCGCTGGATCAATACTTCCGACTGACGATACGCCGCCGGCTCGTACTGGATCGGCAGTAATCACGTTTTCTGGTGCGCTTACCCCATACGCCATCGGCAGCATGATCGGCACGACGGATGTGGCGACGGAACTGACAGCAGACAGCATTGCAGTGGCTTTGTGGAACGCGCTTGCGGCAGACTACAACGATGCCGGCACGATGGGCAACAAACTGAATACGGCGTCTTCAGGAGGCGTTGATATGGATGCCCTAGCACAAACGGTTTGGGAATACGCGCTCCGTTCAATGCCGGCCGCCGAACGTGAAGCAATCGCCGATGCCACGTGGGCGAAGACGCTCCCATGAATACCGGCGAGCAACTTGTCTCTCTATCCGGCCTGCCTACCGGCAGTGCCTTGGCACACCTTCTGGCGATTCAGGCCGGGGCAGGAGATTCGTTCTTCAGTGGAACCGTTCGCGTGATAACATCGCAGCCTGAAGTCTTTGTGCAGCGCAAGGCGATCCGCGCTCCTGTCGAGAAAACGCAAGTCGCGCCACGTGCTTCTGTCCCAAAGAAAGCATTCAGGACCGGCGCTGCCTATGTAGTTATCCCGCAAAACACTACTTACAGCTTCACCCAACCCGAAGAAGTATTCGCACTTGTCCGCAGCAGCAAAGAAACCGTTGTTCAGACCGCAGTCAATTCTGTGATTGCACACCGCAAGAAAACCTGATCCACAAGGAGCAACATCATGGCAATTATCCGTATCGCAACAACCGTCAAAAACTCCATGCTCACCCCGATTCGTGACGCGATTGACGCCGGTTCCGGGGCAGGGACGATCAAGATTTACACCTCGCCGATGGCGACGCTTCCTTCAGACGCTATTGGTGCGCAAGTGCTTCTCGGTACGCTGACCTGTACAGACCCTTCTGGCGCTACGCCGACTGGCGGCGTGTTTACGTTCTCCGGTATTACTCAGGACACGTCGGCTGACGCTACCGGAACGGCAGCATGGGCGCGCATTGCAGATAGTGCAGGGGTTACGGTATGTGACCTAGACATCACCGGAACTGGTGGCGGTGGTTCGATGCAGATGAATACGACTAGTGTTGTCATTGGTGGCCCGCTGCAAATCAGTGCCGGAACCATTACCCTGTAAGGACTCGTTATGGCCTTCAAGCTATTTGATCGTGTGCAGGAAACGGCGACGACGACGGGTACAGGTGACATAACCCTTGCTGGTGCGGTTACGGGGTTTTCCACCTTTGCCAGTCGGTACAGTACCGGAGACACGCTGTACTACGGGATAAACGAATGTACTTCTGGGGGAACGCCAACAGGAGCGTGGGAAATCGGCCTCGGAACCTACTCGGCGGCAAATACGCTGACGCGAACAACGGTCTTGGCGTCTAGCAATTCAGATGCTTTGGTAAGCTTTGCGGCTGGCGACAAGCGTGTATTTGTGACGATGACGGCGCTACAAGGAACTAGAATTTTTTCCGGAGAGGGGTACGCAAAATACCTAGCCGCGTCGCTTGAGCCGGATGCTATTGAGTCCTTAAAAACAGGGGCGTTTTCCTACGCAGTTGGCTCGTCAGAAACAAAGATGCTTTTGGCGAGCTACAACACCCGACTCGGTAGTGCAGGAAGAATGGAACAACGGAACCCACAGCGGTTTCTTTCCATGAGAGACACAACGCTTGTTGGGTTAGACGCCGGTTCTGCTGCAATAGTGATCGACCCCATTGCGCCAACTTATTCAGACCCGTGGACTACGTATTATTCTCGGCTGGAGCAGATGGCAGAATTGCCGCTTAGGAACGTGCAAATCACTGCTGCGGAACAAGAGAAGCCATTCCTTCCTGGACCGTACGGCGCGATCATTGTTCAAAATACGACATTCAACCTGACATGGCTTATTCTTAAGTATCGTACTGGCGCGTATGGGTCATACGGCACCGCTGGAATAAATCTATGGGATGAAATAAACGACGCTGATTTCAATCGCGTTGGAAACCAATTATCTATGGCGATCAGCAAGCGTGTTGCCGGAAACATTGCGTCTGGGCTTGGAACCTCAACAGGAGGTGCGGCCAGCGGGTCAATTTCGTTCGTATTGTGTCCGTCCGACTGGTCTGTTATTGCCGATCCAGTATCGGCAAGTTATACATTCCGCGACGATTTTATGGGAGCTTCGCTAGACACCGCGACCACATGGACGCGGACACAATCAACCGCAGGCAACGTCGAAATCGACACGACGTACCAGTGGTGCAAGTTTTTCGGAAACGCCGCATGGAATACGAACGGGCTTTATGAGCAAGGAAGCCATGCCAGAAGCGGTCAACCAACGGTTGTTGTAGATTTCTTCCCCGGAATTGACCAAGGGGGCAGCGGATACGGAATGGTTGGGTGGAACACCGGGGCAGGTATCAACTATTCCGACATGGCACATGCTGTAAATTTTGCAGGCTCTGGCGTTATCAATGTTTTTGAAAACGGAACGGGTAGAGGGACAGTTGGTAGCGGATTTACTGAAGGCATCGCGTATCGAGTCAAGATTCGCGCTCTTTCCGGCGGCGGTGCCACTTACTCGATTCAGGGCGGAACACAGTACCCGGTAATTGGAGGTGGATCATGGACGGACATTACGCCGGGGACAAGCAGCAGCGCGACAAGTGACCTTCATGCAGGTGGCGCAGTTTGGAATGGGTCCAGCTATATAAGCGATTTCAGGGTGTACTGATGCCTAACCTCATAGCAACCAACTAAATGTACGGACTAGCAACCTACGGGGAATTAAGCTACGGCGCAACTGGCTCCGTAGATGATGTCGGGTTTATTGCGGCAACTATTACCCCGGAGTTTTCTGCCTCATTAGTAGTTGGTACGTCGGCAACGTTTGGTGCAACACTATCTCCGGTAGCAATGTTCGGCGCAGACAGTACGCCGCGCACCGCAACCATAAATATAGAGTGTGGGATACAAGCAAGTTTTACTTCGACCATCCCTGTCTACGCGGTCGGCCTTATGGCCCCCGTGGTATCTGCGTCGATCTTTGGAAACACGACCGTCAGCGGAACACTTGCGGCAACGGTGCGACCTGTCGCGGCTATTTATGGGGGTGTTTCTAACCCTATTACGCTTTCGGCAACTATTAGGGTACGCCCGACAATTGTTGGAAATACTGCGCCTTCCGGTGTTATAGCTGCATCAATTCGCCCCGTCGCTTCAATGAGCGCGTTGGCCGTTCCGTCTATACGGTTGAGCGTGGTCGTTCCTGCGGTTACTGCTATGACGGGTATTTCCGGGACTACCGGGGCTATATCTGCGGCAATTCGGCCCGTCGCTGCGATGAACCTTTTTGCTGTGCCGTTTGCAAAGCTGAATGCGGTTGTTCCGTCGTTTGTTTCTATAGCCGGTGTTTATGGAACTACTGGTGTTATAGATGCATCAGTTCGACCTGTTGCTGCAATCAGCCTATCGGCAGTACCGTCCATAAAGCTCAACGCAGTCGTCCCGACGATTGCTTCCGTGGCCGGGGTAGTCGGAACTGCCAGTGCTTTGTCGGCGACGATCCGCTCTGTTTTTTCAGCGTCGGCAGCCGTTGGAACGGATAGCGCGCTCTCACCGTCCATCACACCGATCTGTTCGTTTTCAGCATCGCGTGGAAACGCCCTGCTTGCGGACATAAACCCCACGATTGCGGCTTCGCTCCTTTGTAGCACCTACCAACCAGTACAGGGCGACATCAATGCAACCGTGCCCGTCGGAGCCTCAATGTTCGGCGGCGCGTATCAATATCTACAGGGGAGCATCGACGTAACTGTTCCGGTTGTTTCTGGCCTGCGCGGGACGTTCGGCGAACTTCTGTACCCACAAACCGTTTTTGTTGTAACCAAACAAAAAAGAGCTTTTGCACAAGAATGAACGATAACGAAAAATCCGATGTTCTCCCTACAAGGCATAGCGACAGTCACCCCGAGGGCGGCGCTATGGGACACTCTCTTGAACGGCAGATGCGCGCGTCCGTTCTCGATACAAACAGTTGCAATACTCGGTTCAACACGAATTCAGACGGATCTGTAACCAGGCTCAGAACGCGGGGTGGAATGTGCGAGTACGTCACTGAACAACTTCCCGTAAGCTACGACCATAATCCGAAGGTCTTCATGGACTCCGGAGCGATAGACATCGTTTCTACGTACGACGTAGCAAATCCAAACGGCGTTTTGTACTATTCAACTGAGCAACAAGCAGCGGCGGCTGTTCCGCGCTTGTTGGGTTATATCGCACCACCGGGCATAACCAGCATTCCAGATGCGCCAATTTCTGGTGACCCTGCCATATCCTTTTTGACGCCATATGATGGCAGCGGCCAACGCACGTTTACAGGCGATCTGTCCGCGAAGAAGTTTTGTATTGCCCGATGCCCTGCAAGCATGTTTACTGGAAAGGCCCGGTTGTATGTTCAGGCCCAGTACGGAAGAAAGCTTGGCCGGTGGGATTGGGCGCTTGGCAACGGCGTACAACCGTCGCTCGTATATAAAGATGGAACAGAAATAACTACAAACACCGGAGTTTACCGCGACCCAAACTATACGCATTGGCTAATGACAGTGCATCAATCTGGGGTGCGTGCCGTTAAATTAGCCAGGACTTCGGCGGTCGAACCACTTATCACGTTGTTGAAAGCTGGCGGAGATATGGCAACGCTAGACTACATCGAGGCATATGTTTTGTCTCAGTCCATACCTTCTTCTACGATAGTTGAATTGCCGCTTTCTATTCCACAAATGTCTATGCTTGGATACGGGTGGAAATTTAACTGGTCCGGAACTGCGGCAGACATAATTCAACACAATGAGGGCGACATCCATACGTCGACGCATTATCGTTTAAGAATCTCTCGAAACAACGCTAAAAATACGTCTTTGTCGTCAGAAGCAAGTAATTGGGTGGTAACTTCGGAGACTATAGAGGGTCCGGTTCAATGGCATAGCAGCATGTATACGCGAGTGATAAGCTATCCGTTGTGGTCACTCAGTGTTCTATACACGTTTGGAACCTTGTGGGGCGGGGATTTTGGGGACGCGCCAATTTACTGCTTCTACGAGCGCGACACTTTGCTGACATTCAGGTTTACCGCAACTGGTGGTGAGGCGCTTACGGAGTACAAACGCGAAAGTTCTCCTTCTTATTGGGGCTTGGCTTGTCCGTGGACAACTGACGCATTGGCAGCGCCTACTAACGCTTCATTGTTAGACAATACAACAACGGTGTTTACTGAAGGTGGATACAGGGAGGCGGTAGCAAGATACAACAAAGTGATGAATTCCGGTTTCTATGGCGGCGGGGCCGCCTCTATCGGAGAGAATCAGTATTTAGAACTTCAGCGGCAAGAGCTAGGAAGCAAAACCATTTCCTCCCTTGGTGAATTTGGCGGATACAGCACCTACTACGCCAACGACGGTCGGAGATACAATACAACTATTACAGTTACCCCTGGAACGTACATATTTTCTGACGGGGTTGTTGGAACCTACGCCGATGTCGCAACAACGGATTACAACGAGTCGTATACTGGGGCCTATACATTTTACACCGTGTCGTTTATTACCCAGGCTGTTCTGAACGGACTAAAAGAAGAGTCTGGGACAGAGGTAAAAACCAGTATGGCGCTGCTTATTGTTCCCTTTTACGATGCCGAAGCGGTTTATTCCTACGGGGAACAAACAACCACCAGAACAACTACTGGATGGTACGGAGACGAAACGACAAGTTCATCAAGTTGGGCGCAGCACATTATCTACAGCGAACTTAATGACCCCGGTCCGGGGGCGCACCCTGTTGGCGAATATTGGGCGCCGCGTATAGGGGATAACTCATTCAGAATTCCAACAGTACGGACGTACTTTACTGATAGGGTCGAAACAACTACCGACATTATAGATGCGTCATTAATTACACCTTTTTGCAAAATTCCATTTTCTCCGCCTCCTGAAATATCTGTTTTCTTTTACGCTCCACCGGTAGTGTCGCAACAATTCTTTACTACGTCGAGTACGCGGGGGCTTGTGTACGGGCATGGAGCGGCGGAGTTAAAGGGTATTCCTGATACTTTTTCATCTCGTTTTGTAGGGTGGGCATAGTATGAAAACACAACCGATAGGCGGGTTCCTCGGGATCAATAATCGCTTGCCTGATTTCGCGCTGGCAACGAAAGACGGGTACTGGCTACGTGCGGCGGAGAATGTCGACATCGACAACGCGGGTCGAGTTCGCCGACGCAAAGCGGCCACACTGCTTCAGGCGCTCTCTGCGCCGCACTCGCTTTACACGACTTTGGGCGGCGCCCGCTACATGGTGGCCGGCGGAATAATGTACGCCGTGGCGCTGCCAACATATACGCAGACGCTATTCAAGGTGTTGAGCAATGACGACAAGGTGAACTATGCCGAGTACGCCGGTTCGCTCTACTACTCGAACGGTACGGACTCGGGGCGCATAGAAGCCGGTGTGTGGTATCCGTGGGCACTGCCCATGCCGAGCAGCCCGTCCGTGGCGACTATTGCTGGCACGCTGTACAAGGGATGGTATCAGGTGGCGGTATCGTACCGCAACAGCGCCACTGGCGAAGAGGGCGGCGTCAGCCCGTCCAGCAACTACGAACTTACCGCCGTAGGTGGATTGCGCATTACCTTGCCTTCTGCAACTTCTGGTGCTACGCACATCAACGTCTATGTTTCGACGGTGAATGGCTCAATCCCGATGCTTGCGGCGACGGTAACTACGGGTACTGCGACTTGCGATGTAACGTCGGAGACAACAGGGCGCGAGGCGAATCAGCGGTACGAAGAACCTATCCCTGCTGGCGTTCCGTTCTTGCACAACAGCCGCCTATGCACCTACAAAGACAGCACCATCTACGTCGGCCTTCCGGCGCGACCGGGGTACTATGTGCCTACCGACCTGATGTTGGCGTTTCCGTCCGATGTGACCAACGCAATTTCAGGACAGAACGGGGTTTACGTCACTGCTGACAAAACCTACTGGTTCGCCGGTACAGATATTCTTGACGCGCAGAACGTGGTTGATGTGCTCCCTTACGGCGGTGTGGCGGGAACGACGTTCAGCGTGCCGTACAAACCGATAGTTGGGTGGTTCAGCGAGAACGGGTTTGTCCTTGCCGACACGTCAGGGCAGGTTACTGTTCCGATGATCGACAACATCGACTTGACTGCGCCGGCTTCCGGTGTGACGGGAGTGTTTTCTTCCAACGGGTACTACCGTGCCGTATCTTGTGGGTGGTGCATGAATCTGGAAAATACTGCGGCGTCCCAATATACCGGGTACGACTTTACTTCGGTTTCAGGAAACTACGCCACTGGACCAGCAGGGTTTTACGATCTTGCTTCTGTCGGCGCGGTGGATGCGCATGTCTCGCTCGGTAAAACTGACTTCGGCGGAGAAAACCTGAAGCACCTTCCTGCGTGTTATGTCGGGTGTGCGTCCGAGACGCCGATTGAGCTACGTGTTTCAACCCCTGATGATGAAGATTATCGGTATGAAACCCGGTCAATCAGCACGAGCCTTCAGATTCAGCGGATTGATACGGGCAAGGGCTTGCGCGCCAATTGGTACGACCTTTCGTTGTACAATACCGAAGGTTCCGATTTCACGCTGGCGTCCGTCAGCTTTGTGCCGGTTGTGTCCGGTCGGAGGATTTAAGTATGCCCTGCGAAATTATTAACCTTGAAGCCCAGCTAATCGGGACGCCCGACAACGGCGTAAATCTATACCAAGTTCCAAACGCCACGATGGGGGTATTGGAAGATGTCATCAACGCCACATGGTGTTTGGCGCTTGAAAAGTCTGACGCCGCCAGCGCCAGTGTTGACGCAATCACTGGGTCTGCTATGTTTGACCCGAGCCAAGCGCCGACTATAACCGCAGGAACTGTATCTGCCCAAACAGCGGCAGCAGATGCGGTTGCTTCCGGAATGGTAACGACCCCGGCTGAGATCACCGTTGATGCCCTGTCTGCCGGCACAATTACCTATCCGACAGCGGCAGCAGATTCTGTTACAGCGGGAACGGTTACGGCAGGTACGGTTACATCAAGTAGCGTTACAGCAGATGCTGTTTTTGCATCCCCGGTTGCCTCTTCTGAAGTGACTTCTGCCTCTGTAACGTCTGGGTCTGTTACGGTCCCAGTCATCGTCGCGCCGCCCGTTAATATACCGGCCAACATAGAAATGGCTGATTTATGGGACGAGTGGAAGACGCAGTATCTGGAAATCGCAGCGTGGCTTGTGGCGCAATATACGACGTGGATTGCAACCTACGCGCCCAATAATCAGGCGCTTTACACGGCAGCAGAAAGCTCTTTGCTGGCGGCTTTGCAAACCGACTCCTACCTTCCGGCATCGACACAGGCGCAGATTTGGGGCGACGACGCTGCTCGTATCCTGTCAGACAAACTCCGGGCGCAAGATGCAGTAGTTGCGCAGTTTGCTTCGAGGCGTTTCCCGATGCCAGCTGCGGCATCTATTTCTGCTGTAATGCAGATCGAACAAAAAGCGCAAGATGCTTTGGCCGAGTCCAGCCGAAAGATAGCAATAATGTCGGTTGAGCAGTATCGCTTTGTGATTCAGCAAGCCATGGCGGCACGCGACATGGTTTTGAAGGCTGCAAATGACTACATAAAATCGCTGGCTTCTGCGCCTGACATGGCATCGAAGTTACTCGGAATTGGTTACGACATCCAAACCAAACTGATTTCATCGGCTGCGTCTTTCTATAGCGCCGATGCGAATGCGAAAGATGTCATGGCGAAGGTCGGAGAATTCAACGTAAGCTCCGCTTTGGACGCAAGCAAAACCACATCCTCACTTGCCTTGGACGCGAGCAAAACCACGTCGTCACTCGCCCTAGATGCAAGCAAAACCACCTCGTCCCTTGCTTTGGAAGCCAGCAAAACAACGTCGTCACTTTCGCTTGAGGCGAGCAAAACCACCTCGTCGCTTTCGCTTGACGCAAGCAAAACAACGTCGACCCTTGCTTTGGAAGCCAGCAAGACGACATCCTCGCTGGCCTTGGATGCAAGCAAAGTCACGGCGTCACTGGCCTTGGATGCGAGCAAGACAAACACGGGCGCGGCGATCGACGCTGGAAAGGCAAATACCTCACTTGCTTTCGATGCCGATAAAGCCTTTGCTGCGTTCATGCTGGATGCCAGCAAAACGAATGCCGGCCTTCTTGTCGATGTTGGAAAAGTAAATACGTCGCTCGCCTTCGATGCAAGCAAGGCCAACGCCAGCCTCGGTTTCGAAGCAAGCAAGCTTAATGCGACACTCGCAACGGATGTCAGCAAGAGCAACGTCTCGCTCGGGCTTGAAGCCAGTTCCAAAAACCAAGCAACGGAAACAGCTTTCACGGAGTTCAATCTGAAAGCACTGCTCGGGGAACTCACCACCATAACGCAACAGGCCGTGGCTCTTTTCAACAACCTCCACGTCGGCGTCACGATGCAGGCTGGTGGGTCAACGATTACAACGCAAAACCAAGACGTTTAGGTTCTGCTATACTCCGCCACGCACATAGGAACCACTATGAACAACATTCAAAAAGCATTCAAGAGCAAGGCAAAACGCGGGTTGTGTATGGCCGCCGGCGGAGTCGTGGGAGAGGAAGACCCTTACAAGGGCATGAGCGCAACTACCGCCGCTCAGTTCACCAACAACCCCGATGTGTTGAACAACGCCAATACAGTCAAGTGGGCCGCTGAGGAAGAACAACGACAGCGCTCACACCCCGGTCAGGCTTTTTTGGACCCGGTCGCTAAACAAGACCCAACGGCGGCGCTCGCGCAACGCATTGGGAATACCGTAGGCGACTCTCTTGCCAAGCGCTTCGGCCCGTCTACTTCGCCGGCGGTCTCCGATCCTGCCTCTCCGATGGAGACGACTTTTCAGCAAGACATCGACGCGCGTCAGGCACGCATGAACGGGCTGCGTAGCCGCCTCGGAGGATTCGCCGACGGCGGGGTCATCGGAAATGACGGCCTGACGGACGCCCAACGCGCAAAGAAGAATGCCGCGCTGGGGAATCTCGGCATGTCGACCGCGGCCGCACCTGCGCCGGCACTCGCACCAAACGTAGTGCAGCCGGCCCCCGCACCTACTCCCTCAGCAGCTTCGCCGAGTCTTGGCGGGGCGATCAACGGCATCCGCGAGCGTCAGCGCATGCTCGGCAACCTCGCCGCCGGCGGCGTGGTCGGCGCGAAGACATTCGAGTTCGAGGGCAAGGGTACTGGCACCAGCGATGACATCCCGGTGAAGGTAGCCGGCAACCAGATCAATGTGTCCGACGGTGAGAAAGCCGTGGTTCTGCCGGTCAAGACTGCCCAGAATCCGCAGGCGCTCGACATGATCGAGGACGTCATTCAGCAGTCCAACGACGGCCGCCCGCCGACTCGCGGCCTGCGTGACGGCGGGAACTACAACCTCGGCGGGTTCGTGGACGACTACGGCAATCTGCAACAGCCAAACAAATTCCAGAAGGCTGTGCCGAATGAAATCCTGCGTCAGCAAGTGAATAATGCCGCACCCGGCGCGCAGCTACTCCCGAACCAAACCACGGCAATGGCGGAACAAGCCGCTGCCAATCGTCCCGCCCCTGCCCCTGCGGCCAAACCGGCGGGACTGATGAAGAACCTCGGCCGCGCGGCGCAAGTTGCCGGCGTGGTCAGCAACGGCATCGACATGGTGAACGCCGAAGCTCCGGCAGAACAAGTAGCCGCGGCGATCAAGGGCGGCGCAATGGCAGTCGGCCCGTGGACCGGCACAGCCGTGAACCTCGGTGACGAGGCGGTGAACTATGCCACCGGTGGCAAGCATAATCTGGCCACCGGGCTGGACGCTGGCGCCCGGTGGCTAAGCAACAACATGCCGGGGATGAAAGGCGATTACATGTTGCCAGACAATCTTCGCCCGGGTGCCGCTCCGACGGCGCAGGCACAGGCTCAGCACTTGAGCCTACCGACGGCACCGCAAATGAGTGTCGATCCGTCGCGCTCAGTTCCCGGTATTGAACGCCCGCAGATGAGCACTCCAGAAAACTACGTGGCTCCGGAAGCTTCCAAGACACCGAAGCTGGACGCAGAAGTGGCACGCCGGGGTCTTTCCGGCCTCAACACAACCGGGACCGTCAATGGCGCAGTGACGTCGGGCCGAGACAAGAACGGTCAGTTGCATGTGATGGCCGGCCTCGACAACACGGACGCGCAGAATGAAGCAGGGCGTGCCAAGGAAGCGGACCGCATGACCAAGGACTTGGCGCGGCAAGTGCAGACCTTTGACAAGCTCCGTACTGACAGCCTGATGGAGAGCAATGACCCGCGGGACCGTGCCATGGGCCTCGCGCAGGCGCAGCAGCAGATTCTGCAACAACAGAACCGTAACCACGCAACGGACACCGAAGCGAAGACGGCGGATGCCAAAGAAGGCCGTGGCATCCAGCGCGCTACCCTCGCGCAACAAGCTTCGCAATTCGATCGTACCCAGACCGTCGCCGAAGCTACCGCACGTGCAAAACTGGCTGAGACTAGCCTCGCTGACGCCGACAAAATGGTTGAAGACTCGGGATACAAGGGCGACGATCTCGTCGGTTTCCGCGACGCCATCCGCATGAACGCATTCGGCGGTAAGCAACTACCGGACGGCACACTGCTGCCGACCACTGCTGACTTCGAGAAGATGTCGCCGGGGCAGCGACGCAAACTTCTGCCCGCGTTCAAGTCCGCATACGAGTACGCAAAGGCGGTGAACGGAGCGTCTATTTCCGGCACTTCTGCGGAATTCCCGGAACTGCAAAAAGAACGCAAGATGGCTTTTAGCGACGTCGCAACCGACCGGGACTCTTTGATCGGCCTGCCGCAGTGGAGGGGCAAGAATGGTAAAATCGGGGTCGCAGACT